AAGTCATTAATCAACTATCGTATTCCAGCGTCTAGAAGAGAAGACGTACCATACACAGCAAGCTTTGCCGTTGTTCAACAGATTTGGTTGGATAATGAAAACAAAGTTATCAAACACAAAGGCGGTGAAGCTTTCTTCTACGCTCCAAGAATGATATTCCATTTTGGTGGTATCTTAACACATAGTACTGAAAAATTAAAAGCAACATACAAAGGTGAAGAATACCAATTTGGTATCGTTACAAAAATTCGTTGTGAAAAGAATCAGGTAAATGGTATTGAACAAAAAGGTAGCATTGCATCTACACCTCACGGATATTGGAACCCTGACAAAATTGACTCTTACAAAGAGATACACAAAGATTTTATCAAAGAAAAGTTAAACACAGAATATGACGACTTTGTCATTGAGACTGAATTAATTTCAGGTAGTGTTGAAACAGGCGATTAAAACATTTTTTCACTCATTAACAATTAAGTTTTGAACAAAAGACCACCAAAAAATGGTGAACGAATTAAAGTTATAAATACACTCTTGGTTGACGGGAATGCCTTATTTAAATTTGGTTTTCACGGAGCCAAGAGTGAATATAACCATCGTGGAGAACACATAGGTGGGTTATATCAGTTTTTAACTATATTGCGTAAGCTATTAGGTGAAAATCTATATCATAGAGTTTATGTTTTTTGGGATGGCAAGTTTAGTGGTAAACTAAGGTATAACATATACGAACCATATAAAAGTGGTCGTGGTAAAAATTATATCGAAGGTACTGAACCCGATGAATCCGAAATCAAACAGAAAAATATGATACGGGATTATTTGGAAGAACTTTGTATTAGACAAACACAACATGAATTTGTTGAGAGTGATGATTTTATCGGTTATTATTGTTTAAATAGGGGTGAAAATGAATTCATAACTATCTGTACCACTGATAGAGATATGTGTCAGTTGATATCTGAAAGGGTTAGAATATATTTTTGTGATTTAAAAACATACGTTGATACCAACAACTACTCAAACCATTTTAATCATTACCACGAAAATTCTGCACTAATAAAGATTATTACTGGTGATAATAGCGATACTATCAAAGGTGTGAAGGGTGTAAAAGAAGCAACGCTAATAGCTTTATTTCCCGATATCAAAACCAAGAAAGTTACATTAGATTTCTTAATCGAATCAGCAAAATCTTTACAGGAAGAAAGATTAAATTCCAAACAAAAACCATTAAAATCGTTAGATAATATTATCAATGGCATTACTGATGGTGTACAGGGTGATAAACTTTACGAAATAAATACTGCTTTGGTTGATTTAAATAACCCGTTAATAACCAATGAGGCTATTGAACAATTAAACGAACTAATTGATGGTGAGTTTAATATGGATGATAGGGGTCTTAAAAATGTCTTAAAACAAATGAAGGTTGATGGGTTAGAAAAAACAATAGGTTCTTATAGATATGCTGACTATTTAATACCATTTAAACAATTAATTGAACGAGAGATTAAACAAACAAATTAAAAAAACAAACATTATGAACAAAAAAATTGAAGAACAGAGATTTGAATTCTTGTTGTACATCAACAAGCACATTATTTGTCAAAGATATTTTAGTATCAGAGACTATAATGAAAATTCAACAAAATCATTAGATTTAAAAGAGTTGATGGACAGAATCGTAGGTATGAGCAATGACGATTTTGGTGCTATGGGTATGATTCCTAACCATTTAAAAAAGAAATCGCGTGAGTATCTATACAAATTTTACAATCCATATGCGCCCTCAAAAGAAGAACCATATAAAAACATTTTTGAAAAAGAAGATATTTTTGATTTTGAGATTAGAGTGGACAAAAACCCTATTGCACAGAGCACGTTTTCTGGAAATAATTTTCCGCCACAAGTAAGGTATCAAGTAGATATTAAAGAATTAATACCCAACATCATATCTGATATCAAGGACACGTTAAGTCAAAAAAAATACACAACAAAGTATGCCGATGTGCAACTTTAATATATTTATAAAAATCACAAGTTTTCAAAAAAAGTTAATATTAAATGGCAAAAATAAATAGAGAAGGTTTTGGGTATCTAGGGGATGATTTTCAACTTAGACTAATCGCACAACTTCTTGTTGACAACAGATTTGCCGAATCAATAATTGAAATAATTGATGCAAACTATTTTGAGGGTAATGCGCTAAAACTTATTGTTTCAACAATAAAGGAGGCCTATGCAAAACATAACATTATAATAGATATCGGTAGTCTAGAATACAGACTACTAGATGTTATAACTAATGAAATTGATAAAAAATGGGCGCTTGCGGAGTTAAAGAGAATAAAAGACGTTAGCCTAAATGATACTCTTGGTGTTCAAGAAAAAGCAATGAAGTTTTGCAAAACACAAGAATTAAAAAAATCAATCAAGCAAATTAGCAGTATTATTGAAGTTGGTGATGATGCTAGATACGATGAGTGTGAAGAGTTATTAAAAAAAGCATTAGAACATGGTGACCTTAAAGATAATGGCATAAATGTTCTAGAAAATATTGAGTCCGTACTATTAGATGACTTCAGAAAGCCAATACCGACTGGTATAAAGGGTTTAGATGAAATCATGGATGGTGGGTTATCAAAAGGTGAACTTGCGATTATATTAGCACCATTTGGTGTTGGTAAAACTACAATGATTACCAAGATAGCAAATACAGCCAAGAACTTAGGTTACAATGTGTTGCAAATATTTTTTGAAGATGCCGCAAAGGTTATTCAAAGAAAGCATTTGGCTTGTTGGTCAGGTTACGAACTTAATAGCTTATCATTACACAAGGATGAATTAAAGAATCTAGTTAAACAAAAAGAATCTGAAAAAGGTGTACTAAGGCTTAAAAAATTTCCTAGTGATGGAACAACAATACCAATTATTAGAAACTATATTAGAAAGTTGATAGCACAAGGCTTTAGACCAGATATCGTTTTAGTTGATTATATTGACTGCGTACAACCATCTAGGAAATTTGATGATGTTAATGTTGGCGAAGGTAATGTAATGAGACAATTTGAAACATTATTATCTGAATTAGATATGGCAGGATGGACCGCTGTTCAGGGCAATAGAAGTTCAATCAAAGCAACAGTTGTTGAATCTGACCAAATGGGTGGCTCAATCAAGAAAGGACAAATAGGTCACTTCGTTGTTTCAATAGCTAAAACCCTAGACCAAAAAGAAAATGGAACGGCTACCATGGCCATCTTAAAATCTAGATTTGCTAAGGATGGTATAATATTAGAAGACATAATCTTTGATAATTCTAGAATTCAAATAGATATGAACCCTAATAAAAAAGCTAGGACCCAAGGAGAATTCAATAAAGGGAAAGAAAAAGAAACTACCGACTATGTTGCTGGTTTATTAAACGGAATGCAAGAAAGAAAAAAAGTTCTTAACAATACAGATAACGTCTCAGACGAAGAAAATAACAACAATTAAAAACTAAAAAAACAAATTTAAATTAAAATGGATTTATCAACAAAAATCTTATCTGACATTACCGTACATATGAAATATGCTAAGTACATGCCAGAACTACAAAGAAGAGAAACTTGGGAAGAGTTAGTAACAAGAAACAAAGAAATGCATAAGAAAAAATATCCACACATTGTGGATGAAATTGAAGAGGCATATAAATTTGTTTATGCAAAAAAAGTATTACCATCAATGAGGTCATTACAGTTTGGCGGAAAATCTATTGAAATTAGCCCAAATCGTATATACAATTGTGCGTATTTACCGATTGATGACTATAGAGCGTTTAGTGAAACTATGTTCCTTTTATTAGGTGGAACAGGTGTTGGATTTTCAGTACAAAGACATCATGTGGACCAATTACCAGAGATTAGAAAACCTAATACAACTAGAAGTAGAAGATATCTTATTGGTGATAGCATAGAAGGATGGGCAGATGCAATCAAAACACTTATGAGGTCATACTTTGAAGGTATGTCAACACCAGAATTTGATTATTCAGACATTCGTCAAAAAGGTTCGTTGTTGGTGACTAGTGGTGGTAGAGCCCCTGGCCCACAACCACTTAAAGATTGTATTCACAATATTAAAAAAATATTAGATACAAAAAATGATGGTGAAAAATTATCACCAATCGAATGTCACGATGTTGTTTGTTTTATTGCTGACGCAGTATTAACTGGTGGTATTCGTAGAGCTGCTCTTATTTCATTATTCTCAATTGATGATGAAGAAATGTTATCATCTAAATCAGGTGCATGGTGGGAATTAAATCCACAGAGAGGTAGAGCAAACAATTCAGCCGTTATCTTAAGACATAAAATAACTGAAGATAAATTCTTCCAATTATGGAAAAAAATTGAAGATAGTAACTCTGGAGAACCAGGCGTATACTTCTCAAACGATAAAGATTGGGGTACAAACCCTTGTTGTGAGATTGGGTTAAGACCATTCCAATTCTGTAATCTTTGTGAAGTTAATGTATCAGATATTGAATCACAAGAAGATTTGGAGGCTAGGGCAAAAGCTGCATCTTTTATTGGCACATTACAAGCTGGTTATACGGACTTTCATTATCTTCGTGATGTGTGGAAGCGTACAACAGAGAAAGACGCTTTAATAGGTGTTGGAATGACTGGTATTGGTTCTGGAGAGGTTCTTAAATATGATTTAGAATTAGCATCAAAGGCTGTATTAAAAGAAAACGCTAGAGTTGCTAAATTAATAGGTATTAATAAAGCGGCTAGAACAACTACGGTAAAACCATCTGGAACTAGTTCATTGGTATTAGGTACAGCATCTGGAATACATGCTTGGCATAATGATTATTATGTTCGTAGAATACGTGTTGGTAAAAACGAATCGATATACACATACCTTTCAATCTACCACCCAGAATTAGTTGAAGATGAATATTTCAAACCAAAAGAACAAGCGGTAATTTCGTTACCTGTAAAGGCACCAGAAGGTTCTATTTTTAGATTTGAATCACCAATGAATCTTTTAGAAAGAGTAAGTACGTTTAACAAAAATTGGGTTGGGACTGGGCATAGAGATGGTCAAAACACACATAATGTGTCGGTAACTGTTTCTATTAAAAAAGAAACTGAAAAATTATCTAAATTAGATGAGAATGGTAAAGTCCTTTTAGACTCAAACAACAACCCAATTAAAGAAGATAGAAGAGATGAGAAAGGAAATTTGGTTTATAAAATAAACGAATGGCCAATGGTGGGAAAATGGATGTGGGAAAATCGTGAATCATTTAATGGTATTTCAGTATTACCCTATGATGGAGGAAGTTATATTCAGGCTCCCTTTGAAGACTGTAATAAGGAAAAATACGAAAAAATGATGGAAGTTTTACGCGATATTGACCTAACAAAGGTTATAGAAGTAAGCGATTCCACAAATTTATCTGGAGAAGTAGCTTGCGGTGCTGGAGGTTGTGAGGTTACAACAGCATAGTAAAATAAAAAAATAATACAAAAGGGTCCAATTGGACCCTTTTTTTATGGATTTACTTATAAAAATAAATTATTATCATATTTATCATATAAAAGGTATTATGGCTAACGGTAAATTTATAAATATTGACTACCCCTTTAAGGATAGTACAAACGGTTTTTTTATAAAACTTAATGATAACGAACAAAGAGCAATAAAGGCTGACCTGATGCATCTATTATTGACTAGAAAGGGTCAAAGACTATATAATCCAGATTTTGGTACGGATATACTTAGGTATATTTTTGAACCAAATGATGCATTAACATGGGAATCCGTACAGGACGAGGTTAAGAATTCGGTAAAAAAATATTTACCAAAATTTTTATTAGAAAATTTTAGCATTTATAAAAAATGGATGATTTTATAATTTAGATATGAATTTTATTAGCAAAAAAGA